CAGAAGTGTCCGTACGTTGGAGCCTTTCTAATGTCGAGATGTGAAAGAAGCCCCGCAGCAATGACTGGACCAATACCGTGCTGAGCCAGCAACCACCGTCCGACAGGATGATTGTCAGCGTAAACCTGAAGGCCAACCTTGGCGTTTTTTTCAAGCTGCTCGTAATTGTCACGAGTCAAGGAGAGAACGTGAACAGGCTCCCCCCCTTTTGTCATTGACCGGATTTGAGCACTGGTCGCAATCCGGTTGTCTTGAACAGTGTAATACTGATCTACAAGAAACCGTGCCTCTTGCTCACCAAGCGACTGAAACGCAACGCGCTGATCTTTAGTGAGGCGTTTGACGCTCTCAATGGTGAAGTCTTTTTCGAGAGCAAGATCGTCAGATTCGATAGACTGGGATTCCATTTTACCTCCTTGGTTGATCTGTACACGAGACTAAGTGCATGACTAAGGTGCAGTCAACTTTTTTTTGGGCATCAAGGCAAAAAAATTTTTGGCGCTAACCGCTGTTTCTTGACCACAAGACAACTCATGTGTAATTATCTGCTATTATGACTGCGAGATCACAGCGAGGTTTCAGCATGCAAACCACCAAAGATTGGCTGAAGGTAATCGAGCCCTTACAGCTTCAGGTTGATATCCTTCAGGCCAACATTGTTGCGATCAAAAATGACTTGATCCGCCGGACTGAAGAAAAGCCCAATAAAACAAATTACCTGCCTGACGGTCATTCCATTTCTGATGACGATTATTTCAATCCCGGCCTTACTAGATGAGTGAAGAAGATCAGCTAAACGAGCGGCAAAGAAAGTTTGTTCAGGAATTGGTGTACGGCAACTGCTCTCAGACAGAAGCTGCTCGTAGAGCCGGATTTGCCCAACCCGCACAAGCTGCAAGCCGGTTGCTGAAAGAGCCAAAGATCGTTGCTGCTCGGATAGAGATGCAAGATGATGTTGCTGCTCAGTTCGGCATCTCTGCTGAAAGAAGCATGAGAGATCTGCTTAACATCCGCAACGGGGCCATCGAAAACGGGCAATACGCTGCGGCAGTGCAGGCGGAAAAGTTAAGGGCGCAGATGGGCGGTCTTCTAAACTCTCAAAGAGAAGATCCCGTGAAGATGCTTACCAAAGAGCAACTTGCCAAACGCATTCAAGAAATAGAAAACATTGCTAGCGCAAAAACTGTTGCTCTTGAAGAAACGGGCGATGGGGTTTTTAAGCCTAAGAACCTGAACTAATTCGCGTCAGCGTCCCCCATGAAATAAACCATAGTGCTTTCGTCGTATTTTTCACACTGCACACATTGTAATTTTCCGCTACCCGTCACCAAGAAAGCTACGCACCCACACTCTTCACAAGCGCGAAGGATGTCCTCTGGCGCGTGCTGAGCGCCTGTTTCTTTTTCGATTTGATCAAGGGCGTCTTTAATCATCGGGGCACTCTTTTTCACTGTACTTCTCGCTAATAAAACGCGCCTCCCACCTTGGGCTCATCAGGGAATTATACGCCTTCACTTTCCAATTGTCGTAATAACCCTTAGAAGTCAGGGCATCGCTTGCGGCATTGAGTAGCGACAGGCGCTGTACAAATATCATTGCATAGTAGTCAAGCCCAGGCTGCTCATCATAAGTCTTATACAGAAATTCAAAATTTTCTGAATCAGGCTGGTCTTCCGGATGGAAGGACATTAAATAAATGTCTGATGGGGCCAGAACTTTATTTGCCTCCATGCAGGCTACGTCAGTGCTTTCAGCCGACCCCAACTCCTGCCAGTTGGGAATGGCAATAATGTGAACGTCCTTGTCGTCCTCAAGGATGCTTTTTATTCCATCGTCAAATATTTCCGGACAACCGATTAACCCGCCCTCGCACCCTTCCGGCAAGTTAAAGACTTCTATGGAAACCTTCTTTTGTTTCCAAGCAGACTTTGCATAAGGACACGGCGGAAAGCCGTTTAGAAACTCTGAGGGCTCTTCAAGAACATCTCTACTCCACGAGCGAATGTCTTTTTTAATCTTAGTGCTGATGCTCACCGGATGTTCATTTCTGCTCGACGAGTAACTTCCCTTGTTCGGTTGTCCTCGAACTTCATTCGCATGTACTCAGCGCGAATACGATGAATGTTGGCCGTCGTTCTGGCCTCAACCATTTTCTCTATAAGCTCGGTGTATCTAGGGTCTCTGCGGGCTTTATGCTCAGCTTTATTTACCGGAATGTCGGGCCACTCTGACATGATCTGAGAAAAAATAATCTTCTTGTTTTCCTCTAACAAGCGGGCAGCACCATCCAATTCTATCCACTCTTCACTCGCTAGACGCCACTGCTCCGGCAAGTCGCTTTGCCTCCCGGACGACGAACCAGCCGGATTCATAGTCGCCGTTAGTCTCTCGGATAAGCTGGGCGAGCTTGAGGGGGTCAATCCCTTGTCGCTGCCACCAGTCTCGTTCGTTGCTCTTGTGTTGTGCATCAGGACCATCCGTGTGGTGATAAGGGCACAAAGGAACTACGCGGTCGTCGCTAGGCTTTAAGCCCATTGCATAGTGCCCAATTCTAACGTGAGCGGCTTGAGCTTCTGCGCCACAAATGACGCAACCCAAACTCGCTACATATTGCCTGTAACGCCTTGATCTAAAACGGGATTTCATCATCAAGGTCTGGAGTAATTTCCTGAGTTTTCTTTTCAGGAGGAGAAAAAGACTCACCGCTCTTTTTGTCAACCAGTTGAAGGTCTCCGTTATAAGCAGGAATAACAATTTCAGTTGTGTACTTTTCAACGCCTGACTTATCAGTCCATTTGCGCGTTTGTAGCTTTCCTTCAACATAAACCTTTGACCCCTTTTTAACGTAGCTTTCAACGAAGGCATTGATTCCTTTGCTGAAACTAACAACCCGGTGCCACTCTGTCTTTTCCTTTCGCTCTCCAGTCGCCTTGTCTTTCCATGTCTCAGAAGTAGCAACAGAAAAACTAACAACAGACCCACCGTTTTGCGTCTGCCTGACATCCGGGTCTTTACCAAGATTACCCAGAAGAGTTACTTTATTCACACCAGACATTCTAAACTTCCTTTTTTGTAAGCGCGTTTTTCATTTGGTCTTTCGTTTTGACAAGGGCCTCATGCTGACCTTTGTCAAAATCCATTACTTTCTTCAAGTTAACGGATGAGCTTACCCAAACATCCTTTAACTCTTCGAGAGACCCGCAGGACTTCAGGTTTTTCTCTACATCACCAACAATGGTCTCAACGAGAATTGCAGGGGTCTTTGTGTCTGTTTTTACTCGCCCTCCAAGCATCCCCTTCAAGCGTGGCAATTCATCTTTAGCGATGACGTAAGATCTGCCTCTCGCTTCAAGTCTGACCCATGGGCTGTCTAAAGAATAGAGATAACGACCCACTCCCCAAACGACAGCAGCCCGCTTGAAGGCATCTGACAACGCCCCCTTTGGGCCTTCAACGTCAGTATCGCCAGCCCCATTGGACTTTGCTACCCATTCCTCGCCGCACTTTATAACGATGTCGCAGACAGTCTTTTCCCCAGCATGGCTGTACTTGCACTGCCAATTCTCTGGGCCGCAAACGCTATCAAGACGCTCCATTACAGCGCGGGCGTCAATGTACGCTAACGCAATTCCCTTAGACTTATCTTTGGTGGTTGCCCCAACTCTCCAGTCGATTTCGTCAGGGTCAAAAGGCGCACTCAAATCAAGCAAATTCATTTCCAGTACCTTCCTGATACTGCTTGCAAAATGCGCTTGCATTGCAGTATCGCTCACATCGCTTAAACTTTTCGCCAAATCGAACCTCTATTTTACCCTTACCAACCTTTGTGTAAAGGTATTCTTTAGCCTCCTCTTCTGTGTCTAGCACACGGGTAGCCCTCTTAGCTCCTGGCTTCATTACTGCGTAACGGTCTGGCGTTGCCCATCGGTCTTCATCGCTGCAAAGAACGCCCTCTCCATCAAGCGCCGCCTCCAGCGTGGTTATCTGCTCTTGAATGTAGAGCTTGGCCTTTTCTTCAGACCACAGCGGTATGTCGTAACTGCCCCACATATGTTCGGGGTAGTCGCCCCCATCAAGCGAGCGGCGCTCGTTCCAATCCCTAAAGTAAGAAAAGATTTTTAGGCCCTTAATCTCATACCCATTGTCGCGGGCAAGTTGGGCGTAAAGATTCAACTGAGGCTCCCAACCATCATTGCCAAACACTGCGCTCCACACAGAGGTTGTCTTCCAGTCGGTAATCACCCCGGACTTCGACAGGTGATCCATCGTTCCAGTGAGGTTCCAGCCAAAGTAATCCGCTGCCAGACTAAGCTCTTTAGCTTCCATGTCCGGATCGCCATCAGAGTTGTCTTCAAGCACCCCATGAAATGCTGTTCCTAAAAGGGCATGCATCATTTCCGATACATCAACCTCCATGTTGTCCCAGTTCTGCCTTTCGAGGGCAGTCATGCGCGGAGGCTTTATGAGGGATGTCACCCTGACCCGTTTTTCCACTAAGGGTCGGTGGTTGCTCGACAGTGCTTTGACGAACGGATAAGGCAAATTGTGCTTGTTGTGTACTTCCATATTCTTTCCTCTCCTCTTCCTAAATACTGCACCAAGGGTGGTTCCTGAGTTCTAGGCATAGGGAGACTCCCCCGGCATATAGCCAGGAAGTCCCCACACCATGCACCATCGGAGCCATCCGTCGTACAAGGCCCTGACATACCGTAACGCTGTCAGGTCAACCGCTGCTTGTTCAGGAGCTACGCCCCGCTCTGCTGCCGCCTCGGTCTCTCGGGCTGCGGCTGGGGTGTAGCAGAATCCCACAGTACCCCCTCCAAAGTCTCCTGACGCTGCCGTTATCCGACCATCAGAAGACACACTAATAAACGCTATTAGTTGGGCTTGTCAAACCCGCCCCAAAAACACCATAATGCACCCTCCCATGCCTCTCCCTTCCTCCCAGGTTGAAGAGGTCACTTACCCCCGGAGTTTTTCATAAATTCTGGGGGTATTTTTTCCACACTTGCCTTACGTTGACACTCGGTAGAAGTGCTGTACGATTAGTAGCGTACTATTTGACGATGACAACCTCGATGCCGTGGAGGGCCTCAACCAACTTCTTCTTGAGCCGAAAATCTCTTGTAACAAAACCTTTTACGTCTTCAACGACCCGTTTCCCGTCTTGAGTGTAAGCAAAGTCAGCTTTGTAAGAGCAAATTTTCTTGTCGTTAACAATGCAAGGGAAGGGAATTTGAAGCTCAAGGTCAGATATATGGCCCGCGTGAAGGAGCGTTTTTAACTCAAGATACCGACGAGACTCACGCTTGCTGTCAAAGGTGATCCCGTCAACATTGGTTTTTTTTGCGTTGTACTTATTTTTTCGGAGAGACATATGCCCAATCGCCGCACTTCATGGAAGACCCTAAGTATAGAGGACGAGAGCTACTCGAACTTGGTTTACTTAGCCAAACTAGAAAACAGAAAACTTTCTGGTCAGATCAAACAACTTATCGATCAAGAGTACGCCCGCTTGGGCATTTCGAGAGATATGCCGAAGCCAGGGATAAACTCTTTATCCTAAAGAGTAATTGCTGCCGTCAAAGATAAGAAACTCTTTGCGGTTTACATTAGTAAAACTGACATGGACCCAGCCGGAATACGGGTCTTCAGTATTGTAGCACTCTAAAATCAATTGATCGTAGGGAAGGTTTTGCTTTACCCAAAGAGCAACCTCTCTGTTGTCAAAACCCGGAACCTCTAGGTCAGCAGCTTGGCCCAAAGAATGCTGGCTTGTTATAGAGCCTCCAATGGCCTTATTTAGCTCTGGGCAGCGATACCCGGACGATGGGCTAAAGGGTTGGTTAAAATGCTCCCTGATGGGCTCTAAGACGTTCACACAGAGGGCGCTCAAAGAGTCTTTAGCCGCATCATAAGGCGTGTTGTCTATTTTGAGCCTAGACGCAACCTGACTGCGGACCATCTCTCTAAGAGAAAAGTGGGGGCTGAGTTGCATTAAGAAAACATGCTAAAGGCGTAAAGCGCCGCGTTGCTAAGAATTAAAGCAACCCCAAACCAAACAGCCTTATAGATGCTGTCAACCTTCAACTGAACGTGATGAATGTCATTGGTTTTGATGGTGTTAAGGCGCTCTTCAAAAACAGTGGACATAGTGCCCACCTTTTCATTGATAAGCTTCATGTCGCCCTGGATTTCAGCGACCAACACGCGAAGTTCTTCACTGCTCATCTTACACCCTTACAGCACTCACGCCTCTATATGGTTGGGCCAAGCCAATTTGCTGTTGCCGCCTGAGAGAAGCTAACCCAGCAGACTGTTGTGCGCCAGTAGGTATTGATGAGATGCCCGCAGCCGGTTGCGGCGGGACAACAGGCGCTTGAGGGCGCTGCACAGGTTGAGGAACGGGCTGAGGGGACGCGGGCTGTTGCGGAGAAACAATCCTAGCGGGGGCGGGAGGAACCTTACGAACAGTAGGAGTTTTTCTGGCAACCGGTTGCTGATCGATCTTCAGGAGTTTGTCTAATTTTCCTTGTTGAGCCTGAACCTCTTCTCGTGTCATCGGAATGCTTCCGTCTTCACCACCGTCAACAATTGTCCGCGTAAGGTTTGTCCACGCTTGAAGAAATGCTTTTTCCGGAATGCCGCCCTTTTCATCTTGCCTAAGCAAACGAAGGCTTTCTTTTTTCGGGCGCGACAAGAGTTTCACAAAAGCAGGATTAGAGAAGAACCTTGACAGAACGCTAAGGCCCGCAATGGATGAAAGCGTAGTTATCGGGTCAATCAGAAGGCCCGCCGCGAGACCCACACCCAAGGTTGCGCCAGCAAGAGTGCCCTTACCGGACGTTGCTCTACCAGCCTGATTCTCGGCAAACTTAGCAAGATTCTCCAAGCCCTTGACTGCTTCAGAACCGGTAACTTCACCACGAGTAAAGATGTACTTAAGAGTGTCTCGGCTAATTGTTGGCTGTTTCGCCCCAGTGCCAAGCATATTCTTGAGTTGGCGATAATTCAGAACAGCGTCAACGGGATTAATTGTGGAGATATCGCTAACATTATCTCCATTTCCAGCAATGTTGCTGAAGAACCTTTTGACAGCAGTGTCTTTGAGAGACTGCTCGACTACAGCAAACTGCTCTTCGCCAAGGTCTCGTTTAAGCGCATCTAGGGTTTCCCTTACAGTCTGAAGTGGAACCTTTCCGGCAACCATCATGCTGGCGGCATTCTCAAGGTTAAGAGTCTCGGGGTTTCTCAGGGCCTTCTGGAATGCACCTTTTGTAGTCTGTGCAAGCTCATCCTTGAGAGTCTGAAGTTTTCCCTGAAGTTCTTTGCCGGTGAGGCCACGATTTACAATGTCACTAAACGCCAAATTGAACCGCTCAGGAAGTTCTTTTGAAAATTCTTTGTAGGCACCCTTGATTTCGTCAGCCATGTCAAGAAACTCTGCGGAAGCCCTAT